CTTGCTGGTAAATATCGAAACGCTGAAGAGCTTGAGAAAGCTTACATTGAACTTCAGCAACGTCTTGGTCGTAATGATGCAGACGATGATAGTGGTGAAGAAGACGTAGAGTATGATAGCAATGAAGAAGTCCAAGGTGACTTTGAACGCTATGATGAAGAAGGCTACGTCAACTTTGATGCTGTCAAAGAAGCGTACGGTGACAACCTTGCTGATGTATTTCAGAACGCAGGTATTGATCCGTGGGCAATGAACGATCACTTCTATGAGAACGATGGTACTCTTACTGATGAGATGTATGATCAACTCAATGAAGCTGGTTTCTCTGATGCTACTATTGACGCCTATCTTGGTGGCCTTCGTAGCCAGCTAGGTTATGATGCGGCAGAGTCTACTCTGTCTGATCGAGAGATCACAAACATCAAAAACATTGCTGGTGGTGACGAAGGCTACGCTCAGGTTGTACAATGGGCTAGCGAGAATCTTCCTCAGGAAGACATCGAAGCATTTGATGAAGTCATTAATACTGCCAATCAGGCAGCTGTCCGTTTTGCCGTTAAAGCTTTGGTCTCTCAATACGAAGATGCAGTTGGACGTACACCTGAGCTGGTGACTGGTAAACAGTCATCAACTGGTCAAGCTTATCGTAGTATGGCAGAGGTTGTTCGTGACATGAACGATCCCCGCTATGACAACGACGACGCTTACCGTATGGATGTTATGCGAAAGCTCGAACGTTCAAACATTAAGGTGTGATGCCCTACTCTAAATACTCACCCAAACAAAAGAAGCTAGCTGCTGTAGCTAAGCCTCATAAAAAAATCACGCGAGCTGATCTCGCAATCATCAAAAAGAAACCCAAGTAATTATCATGAAAGCAATCGCTATTTCTTCTGCTCTGATCCTGGCTGCTGCACCTGCAATGGCTGGTCCCTATGTGAACATTGAAGCCAACAGCGGCTTTGCTGGTGGCTCCTACAGCGGTACTACCCTTGACAACCACGTTGGTGTTGAAGGTGGTTCCGGTAAGGTTTCCTGGTATGTCCAGGGTGGTCCTTCTGTTGTTGCCCCTGAAGGTGGTGACAGCGAAGTGGAACTGTCTGGTAAGGCTGGTGGCTCCATTGCTGCTACCGAGAAGCTCAGCGTCTATGGTGAAGTCAGCTTCATCACTGCTGCTGAGAACGGCTACGGTACTAAGGCTGGTCTGAAGTACAAGTTCTAATCTACACCTGTGGTGGGTGGGAGGCAAACTGTACTTATTTACTAATTAAATGACAGCATCTATTGCTCTGAAAAGAGAGTCATCCTGGGATCAATTCTGTGACTGGGTGACCTCTACTAACAACCGTCTTTATGTCGGCTGGTTTGGAGTCCTTATGATTCCTTGCCTCCTCGCCGCTACTACTTGTTTTATTCTGGCGTTTATCGCCGCTCCACCTGTTGACATTGATGGAATCCGTGAACCCGTTGCGGGCTCCTTGTTGTACGGAAACAACATCATTTCGGGAGCCGTCGTTCCGAGCAGCAATGCCATCGGACTACACTTCTACCCAATTTGGGAAGCTGCTTCACTTGATGAATGGTTGTACAACGGGGGTCCATTCCAACTCACAGTTTTCCACTTCCTCATTGGCGTCTATGCTTACATGGGACGAGAGTGGGAACTTAGCTATCGACTAGGGATGAGGCCTTGGATCTTTGTTGCGTACTCTGCTCCTGTCGCTGCTGCGACTGCCGTGTTCCTTGTTTACCCGTTTGGACAAGGCTCTTTTTCAGATGCTATGCCCTTGGGGATATCCGGCACCTTCAACTACATGTTGGTGTTCCAGGCTGAGCACAATATTCTTATGCATCCTTTTCACATGCTGGGTGTGGCCGGCGTTTTTGGTGGGAGTCTTTTCTCTGCCATGCATGGTTCTCTGGTCACGTCGTCGCTTGTTCGTGAAACGACTGAGGATATTTCTCAGAACTATGGTTACAAGTTTGGACAAGAAGAAGAAACGTACAACATCGTAGCAGCACATGGTTACTTCGGACGACTCATTTTCCAATATGCGTCTTTCAACAATTCTAGGAGCTTACACTTCTTCCTTGCTGCTTGGCCTGTTGTTGGTATTTGGTTTGCGGCACTTGGTGTATCTACCATGGCGTTTAACCTCAATGGCTTCAACTTTAATCAGTCTCTACTTGATTCACAAGGTCGCGTCGTCCGGTCTTGGGCTGACATTTTGAACCAAGCTAACCTTGGTTTTGAAGTAATGCATGAACGTAATGCACATAACTTCCCACTTGATCTGGCTTCTGTTGAAACTACTCCAGTTGCCCTGACTGCTCCTACTATTGGTTAATGATGTACCCTGATCACAACTACTCTGTCCCCCACAATGAACGAGCTGAACAGCTCAACGGTCGCCTTGCTATGCTTGGGATCGTGGCTGCTTTGGGTTCTTATGCACTGACTGGACAAATCATTCCAGGTATCTGGTAAATGAAAAGTAAAAAGAAATCCCGAAAGGATTTGACTATTGCTGCATCCTTTGAGATTAATCCGAAAGGGCATAAGGATGCTATGAAGGGTAAGAAGATCTACGAAAAGGGTAAAGGTACAACCAACCCTAATGAGAAAGAGGTCTTCATGAAGAGGACTGGTCCTCAACTCCCTCTTGCTAAAAAGAAATCTAAAAAGCGTTATGGCTAAGCCCGGTCTTTATGCGAATATCCATGCCAAAAGGAAGCGTATTGCAGCAGGTAGTGGTGAGCGTATGCGTAAGCCTGGTAGTCCAGGTGCTCCCAGTGTTGCTGATTTTAAACAGTCTGCCAAAACTGCCAAAACTGCCAAGCGTCCCGGACGTAAATACGCTAAGTAAAATTAAAGAACCAGATGTAACTAAGCTGCGTACGTTCATCCCTTAATGGGACGCATGTTGCCTGATCATGGAACGGGGGTCAGGTACTTCAATCTAGAACAATGACTAAAGTCGAACTGGATGCCCGTGTACGGGAGCAAAAGGCTGCTGCTAAAGAAGCCAAGCTGAAGTATCGCGGCGTAGTTTACATTTCTCACGCTACTAAGTTCTAATAGTAGCACGGGAGTCAGGCACCTCAGAGTCGGACCTGGCTCCTCTTGGCATTGGCCCCTTACGAGGGACACCCTTTGCCGCACGTGTGGTAATGAGACGCCCAAAGATCTCAAAATCTTATATGAATCTGATTCAACTTGCGTGGGCTTCTGGTCTATTTGAAGGAGAAGGTTGTGTCCGTCGTCAACTAGAAATAGAGATGACTGACAAAGATGTCATTCAGAAGTTTCGTGATATCATGGATTGCGGATACGTGACTTACCGTGAACGTCCTGACGTCAAGCCTACTTGGCGTTGGAGGGTTGGTAACAAGCGTGATGTATCCAGATGTCTGACACTGATGCTTCCCTTCTTTGGAAACAGACGAGCCTATAAAGCTCTTAACATTCTAGATAGTATAGAGCTAACCTGATTTGCTAACTATCTTTCTTTTAATTAACAATGGCTAACGCTACTCAAACTGCGCTAGGCCGTGCTAATCTTAGCACCGGCACTGGCTATGATGGCGCTGGTAATAAGTACGAACTGTATCTCAAGCTGTTTAGCGGCGAGATGTTCAAAGGCTTCCAGCACAACACCATCGCTCGTGATCTGGTGATGAAGCGGACCCTCAAGTCCGGTAAGTCTCTCCAGTTCATCTACACTGGTCGTATGGACGCTGGGTTCCATACTCCTGGTACCCCCATCCTTGGCTCCGGTGATCCTCCGGTGGCTGAGAAGACCATTGTGGTGGATGACCTGCTGGTCTCCAGCGCATTCGTCTATGATCTCGATGAGACCCTGGCTCACTATGAGCTGCGTGGTGAGATCAGCCGTAAGATCGGTTATGCTCTTGCTGAGCATTATGACCGTCGCATCTTCCGTGCTATTGCACGTGGTGCTCGTGCTGCTCACCCCGTGTCTGCAACTGGTAAGGTTGAGCCCGGTGGTACTCAGGTTGAAGTTGGCGCACTGGCTGCTGACGCTCTCGACTCCACCAAGATCGTGGCTGCTTTCTTTGAAGCTGCTGCTGTCCTGGATGAGAAGGGTGTGTCTCAAGACGGTCGTGTTGCTGTCCTCAGCCCCCGTCAATACTACAGCCTGGTTGAGAACGTTGCTTCCAACGCTCTGATCAACCGTGATGAGCAAGGCACTGGCCTGCAGTCCGGTCAAGGCATCATGTCGATTGCTGGTATCAAGATCTACAAGTCCATGAACCTGCCCTTCCTGGGTAAGTATGGTACCAACTCGACCATCGACAATCCTGGCTCCTTCGTGGGTACCTCGATCGAAGCTACCGC